TCGGCAAGAATACATGGCTTCGTTTGAAGCGCGTGGGTCGGAAATGTTTAAGGAAGATTGGGTCACATTCGAAGAAAAAGAGCCAGCCAATGGCGATTACTACATCAGCATTGACCTGGCTGGATTCGCAGATGTTGGACAGAGCAGAAGAAGAAAGAAAACGAACCTCGATAACACAGCAATCGCAATCGTCAAGGTCAACGAACAGGGGTGGTGGGTCAAAGACATAATTGCGGGTCGTTGGGATCTTAACGAAACGGCCATGAAGATATTTCAGGCAGTAAGAGATTATGAGCCAATCTCTGTAGGTATTGAGAGGGGTATTGCTAAACAGGCGGTGATGTCACCACTGTTAGATTTGATGAGGCAGAATGCCCGTTATTTTAGAGTTGAAGAATTAACCCACGGAAATAAGAACAAAACAGATCGTGTTATGTGGGCCTTACAAGGGCGGTTTGAAAACGGAATTATTAAATTGAATAAAGGGGCGTGGAATGATGAGTTTCTTGATGAGCTTTATCAATTCCCCGATCCACTAACGCATGATGATACGGTAGATGCGTTGGCTTATATCGATCAAATGGCAACTGTGCCTTATGCACAGGATTTCGAGCAGGATAATCACGAATTCATAGATTCGGTGGCGGGTTATTAATATGGCTAAAAATGACGAAGTTGAGCTAAGACTTTTTGAAGATGCTGGATTAAGTTCCTGGGTGATGACTCAAGTGAGTGAGTGGCGTAATCACTATGAGCAGAATTATGAAGAAACCTTCAAAGAATATTACCGCATCTGGCGGGGCGTATACGACCCTAACGACAAAACCAGAGCAAGTGAGAGAAGCAAGATAATCTCCCCTGCGACTTCCCAAGCTATCGAATCGAGCGTTGCAGAAATTGAAGAAGCAACTTTTGGCCGTGGCAGGTTTTTTGATATTCGTGATGATATTGAAATTCCAAACCCACCTGAAAATATGACTGAGCAACAAGCGGCAATGCTTCAGGCTGAGATGCAGCAGAAGCAAGCGGATAAAATGAAAATTAAATATCTCAGGGATAAATTAACTGAGGATTTTCAAAAGCAAAAGATCAGAAAAGACATAGGCGAAGTTTTACTCAATGCTGCAGTTTTTGGAACAGGCATTGCAGAAGTCGTTATTGATTTGGAAAATGAAATCAAACCAGCGACTCGGCCTATGGGCGGCATGATGGCTCAAGGCACCGAGGAAGAAGAAAAAACGGTTGTTAAATTAAAAGCAGTCTTGCCACAAAACTTTTTAATCCAGCCAGAAGCTACTGATATTGAATCAAGCCTGGGCGTTGCAATTGATGAGGATGTTTCTCCGCATTCGATTAAGCTCATGCAGGAAGCTGGTGTCTATAAAGACGTTACCATCGAAACCTCTGGCACAACTAGCACAGACATACTTGAAGCTGACCCTACATTAGTCGAGCAACCGGATCACGTTGTAAGACTGACTAAATATTACGGTCTTGTACCACGGCATTTGCTCGATGACTTTGAAACTGAAGGAACAATGTCAGAGCTTGAAGAAGCACTTGAAGAAACCACAGTTGTTGAGGAAGAGGGTGAAACGGTCACTGAGGTAGATATTGAACTTATTGATCTGCCCGATCCCGATGATGGCCCTTATTACGTTGAGGCTTGTATCGTCATAGCTAACGGCAGCACCGTACTAAAAGCGATAGAAAACCCCTATATGATGCAGGATAGACCTGTTATTGCCTTCCCTTGGGACGTTGTTCCATCAAGATTTTGGGGTAGGGGTGTTACTGAAAAGGCATATCACTCCCAAAAAGCCCTTGATACTGAGCTTAGGGCCAGAATTGATGCGTTAGCCTTAACTAATTCGCCCATGATGGCTATGGATAGCACTAGAATTCCACGGGGATCTCAGCCAGAGGTCAGACCTGGAAAGATATTGCTCACAAATGGCAATCCTGCGGAGGTTTTACAGCCTTTTAACTTCGGACAAGTCTCTCAGATTACTTTTGCCCAGGCGAATTCGCTGCAGCAGATGGTTCAACAGGCTACTGGTGCAGTCGATTCGGCTATGCCAGGGAATCTTAACGATACTGCTGCCTCTACCCTCTCTATGGGCCTATCTGCCATCATAAAGCGGCAAAAACGCACTTTAGTCAACTTTCAAGAGAGCTTTTTAATACCTTTTGTGAAAATGGCAGCTTGTCGGTATATGCAGTACGACCCAGAGAATTATCCGGTAGAAGATTTCGTTTTTACCGTGACTTCTAGTTTAGGAATTCTTCAAAGGGAATATGAGGTTACGCAACTGGTTCAGTTGTTACAGACCATGCCGCAGGACAACCCACTTTACCCTGCGCTAATCAAATCGATTATAGACAACATGGCTCTATCAAACCGCGAGGAACTGGATGCAATGATTGACCAATCTATGCAGCCCGATCCACAGCAGCAGGAGATGGCACAAGTTTCAGCGCAAACTCAGCTTGAGTTTACACAGGCGCAAACCGCTGCATTGGTCGGTCAGGCAACCGAATCTAACTCCAGGGCTAAGAAGATTGAGGCTGAAACGATTGGCGTTCCAATTAAGCTGGAAAGTGATCGAATTGAGGCACTTGCTGACCTTACTCGCTCTGAAGGTGACTTGGATAAAGATGATCGGTTGAAGCTGAAAATTGCTGAAACCGCCATCAAAGAGAAAAAGGTAAATATCGAAGAAGCAAAAATTAGTGTGGGCCGTTAAATTAGCCAAATGACGATACTTTACGAATACTAATGCAGGTGTTACGGTAAAAAAAATGAGTCTGTCAAAAGAAGATGAAAAATATTGCGAAGCAATGTTTGAAATGATGGCGACAGATGGCTGGAAAATCCTCCTAAAAGAATATGAGGAAAATCGAGCCAACATTAATTCAGTGGAATGGACCACAGATAACGATGATTTACGGTTCCGAAAGGGCCAGTTGGATGTCATCGCCTCAATCCTTTCACTGCGGGACCAGGTAGAAAATTTGTATGAGCAGAATGATCTTTGAGTTTAGATGCCCGGAAGGTCATCGCAGTGAAAAACTTGTAGAGAGTTCCGTAAGACAAATTGATTGCCCCGACTGCCGACAGTCATCTACCAGGGTTGTTTCTTGTGCTGGACCTATGCTTGAAGTAGTTAGTGGCGACTTCCCAGGCGCTACGATGAAATGGGCAAGAGATCGGCAAAAGAAAATAAAGGCGGAACGCAGAGAAACCGAACTCCACGGTCCTGCGAATTAATTTTAAGCCCATTATGGATAACTTAAACCGGAGAAAATATGGCAAAGGCAGAAGCAACTGAGCAGCCTGTAATCGATCCTATTGACGCCCTTGAACCAGTTGAATCTGGTGGAAAGGAACAGGAAACGGAAGTACCAGCAAGTGCTTATTCGTCAAAGTCACGCGATGACTTAGAAAAAATGCTAGATGATCAGAAGTCTATGATCGGAAGGCAATCTAATGAAGTCGCTGACGTAAGGCGTGAAATTGAAGCTCTGAAAGGTGCGAGAAGTTACGTTGACAGCCAACTGCAAGTTGAACAACCCAAAGCCAAAGAGATTGACTATTTCGGTGACCCGGCTAGTGCTATCAAACAGAGCATTGAGGATCATCCGGCATTAAAGCAGCAGCAGGAAGAACTGGCAAAAATGAGGGCTGAAACAGCGGCCCGTGAAATTGAATCCAGACATCCCGATGCTTCTGCTTTGCTTAATTCCGATGATTTCAAGAGCTATATAGCGCAGTCGCCAAGTCGCACCGTGGGTTACACAACTGGCATGAAGTCTATGGATGTTGGAATTATGGACGAACTTTTGTCGGCTTACAAATCGACAATCCAGCCAACACCAGAGGTTGAAGCATTGAAAAATCAAGATCGTAAAGCCCAGGTTAGAAAGGCATCAACGGGTAACGCTCAAGGTTCTTCAGAAACCTCTGCCGGAAAAACTATCTCACGTGATGACATAGTAAATCTCAAAATGAATGATCCGGAACGCTATAGGCGTTTATATCCTCAGATTGAGAAGATGTATCGAGAGGGTCGGGTCACTTAATTTATTTTCTTATTTAAGGTAATTCATCATGGCTACATCCGTATATCCCGCCCAAGGCGGGGCAAGTAATGTAACAACTCAGGCCAATTTCATACCAGAACTTTGGTCCGATCAGGTCCGGGCAGCATTCAAAGCCCGTATCGTTATGGCTGGTATTGTTAAGCAAATGCCAATGACAGGCAAGAAGGGCGATACTATAAACGTACCAGCCCCAGGCCGTGGTTCTGTAACAGCAAAAGCCGCTGGCACAGCCGTAACCATCCAGAATGATACCGCTGCAAACGTAGCAATCGTCATTAACCAGCATTTTGAATATTCTCGACTTCTTGAGGATATTGCAGCAATGCAGGAACTAGCTTCATCTCAGGAATTTTATACTGATGATTGCGGCTACGCTCTTTCAAAAAACGTAGATACCAATCTGCATAACTTAGGCAAAAGCCTGGGTGATGGTGGTGGTTCAAGCTGGGTAAATTCAGCGTCATACTACGTTGATGCTTCTACTGGCTTAACCGCTTATGCGGCTGATACCGTTACAACAAGCGATTTGCTAACAGATGCAGGATTCCGCGCTTTGATTGTTAAGCAGGATGACGCTGATGTGCCTTTCGACAAGCGGTATTTTGTTATCCCGCCAAGTGCCAGATCTACCATGATGGGAATTGACCGTTATGTTAGCTCCGACTTTGTTAATGGTCGCGGTGTAGATAACGGCAAGATCGGTAACATTTATGGTATCGATATTATGGTCAGCACTAACTGCCCTGTCACTGAAACCGCTTCTGAAAACTCAGCAGGTGGTGAATTGAAGGCAGCTATGCTTTTACACGAATCTTCCCTTGTTCTTTCTATGCAGCAAGACGTTAGGGTTCAGACTCAGTACAAGCAAGAGTGGTTGGCCGACTTACTAACAGGCGATGTGCTTTATGGATCGGTTGCATACCGACCCGATTCAGCCTTCAACTTAGTAGTGAATGCGTAACTCTCCCTTGAGTGATTTGGGGGGCATTTATTTGCCCCCCTTTTTTTATAACTAGGGGGATCTATGCCTACGATAGTCACAAAGAATTCTAGTACAGCTAGTGATGTTCCAAGCAGTTCCGACCTGGTTCAAGGCGAGCTTGCAGTCAATGTAGCTGATAAAAGACTCTTCACCGAGAATGCATCAGCCACAGTTGTTGAAATCGGTACAAACCCTTCCTCGCTCA